GCGGTCGCCGTCGACCATGAAATTTTCCCAAACGTAGCCGCTGGCGCCGTTGGCGAAAAGGACATAGTTCAAGACCGAGGCAAGCGGGCGAACGATCTTCGACCGGAAATTGTGTTGGCCACGAATTTTCGAATTGGTCGGCGGAATGAACGCGGCGCGGTATGTGCGCTCGGGAAGCTCCAGCCATGTACCGAGCGCCACAGCGGCGACAGTCGCGGCGAGCATGAGCGCCGAACAATCAGCGCTTGCAGGGAAGGCACCGAATTGCTCGGGCTTCACACATTCGCCCGGCACCAATTCGAACCATGCGCCGTCCGCCGACTGGACCTTGCCCGCGTGCACGGGTTCCGCAACCACGCGCTTGAAGTAGGCGTTGCCGCCATCGCCTACGGCCGCGTAGCCGGCGAGATAGACGAACGTGACAAGCGGCGCCACCGTGGTAGCTTGGAACGCGGCGCGCGTGGCGTACATTTCGGTGGTGCCGAAGTCGCCGAATAGACTGGCAATGGGGATGGCTTCAGTTGGGCCGTTAGACCCGAGACGGCCAACCAAGGTGTTTGCGGGCAAGGTCTGCGGGAAATAGGGAACGGCCATAGGCGGAAACTCCACGCGCTGGGTTGCAGCGGCGGAGTATAGCCGTTCAAGGTTGCAGGGTCAACGGCCTACTTGGCGGGTTTAAATCGGTAGTGCAGCCATAGCAGCCCGAGCGCTACAGCGCCAAGGCCGGCCCAATAAAAAGCTTCAGCCATCATACACCTCCAGCCGGCCCGACCCCGCGCACGTGGTACACGCCATCCACACAAACACAATTTTCAACCCGCATGTTGTGATCACCGGGTGCGAAAGTTCCGTCCAGGTCCACCCGTCCCCGAGACATGCCATGCAAATCAGCCTCGGCGGCGCGCAGTTTGGCAAGGGCATCTAGCAAGTCCTGTCGTATTCCGTGGATTGCCCACAGGCCGCTGATGATTCCCAAGATCCAACCGAGCGCAACGCCGAGTCCGAATGTCATGGCTTAGGCCGCAATCATCATGAAGGGCGGCACGAGGATTTGGATGCGCTCGGCGGGCGGGTTGCCGTAGCCATTGGTGCGCTTGGCGAGCCGCGAGTCGTACACGCGATCATCGGTGTGGATGGTGCCGGCGCTCGCCGCCTGCGCGGTGGCCCACATAGCGGCAAGCACGACGGCCACCGCGATGGTTGCAGCAATGAAAAATTCCTTCATGATACTTTCCCCTTTGGGTTGCCCTGCATTAGTGCAGGCCGTTAGCGCCCGCGAGCGCCAATGGCATGAACTAATCCTTATTGCGTACCCGGTTGTGCGACCACAGAATGAACCACGTGACGACCACGCCAACCGTGAGCACGCCCGACACTGGCCAGAATTCCAATTCGAGCCACAGCAGGGTGAGGACGGCAAAGGTTGCGCACGCCCACCGTATCACACGCAAAAGCACCATGCCCCACTCGGCGAAAATATCCTTCCAAAGTTCCCAATCGCTCATTGCCGTACCCCTTCGATTGTTGGCCGCGTTAGGAATACACGCCAAGCAAATGGCCGTCAAGTGGGTTCTCCACCTAACGGCCACCTTAAACCCGATGTGTATATTTTCCGTGAACAAACGCGCCGTGGGAGTGTTCATTTCATCCTGATCATATGGACCGGGCAAATCGGCTTGCCGCCGGCCTCGATCCACTTGGGAGTTGTACGCGCAAGATAGCCGCACTTCGGGCATTCGCATTTGATCATGCGAGTCGGTTGCTTTTTGCCTGTCGTGCTTTCACCCGGCTTCAGCCGCGCGTGCGGTATCGGGCCAAGCTTGGCGAGTATCGGCTTGGCTGCCTCTTCAAACGCGGCGCCCTTGTGCATTTGCGCGGCCTTGCCTTCAAAGCCTAGCGCGCGTCCAACGTCGCCGAACTTGCGGCCGTGTTTGGCCTTCAGCCCGACGGCCGCGTGAATCAACTCGTGCACGAGGATGCCGAAAACCTTCAAGCTATCGGATTCTTGCGGGTGAATAAAAATCTGGTAGCTGCCATCGGCACTCATTTTGCCATCCCAACATTCGCCGATGCGGTTTGACCGTGCACCCTTGGAAGTGAAGCCGACCGAGACGCGCGTTGCAGGCAGCGGATAGCCCAAATCAAAAAACCACTTGTCAACGGCCGCCGTGGCTGCCTGAAGCCACTTCTCGCGATTGCCGTCATAAACCGGCTTGTCACCCTTGACGGCCGCTGGCAGTGCCTTCTTGGCTGTTGTGGGCTTGGCGCCCTTTGTCGTCACGTACTTGTCGGCTTTGGCCTTTGCCGCTGCCTTAGCGCTTGCACTCGCGCCCATGCTGTAAATCGTTTCCATGTTCATTCCCCTTGGTTACCTGCGATAGTGCAGGGCAAAGGCCACGGCGTACCATGGCCAATGCGCTAGACTATTCAGTCTCGGGCATACATTGAACCGAGCCGACAATTTGGCCCGTGATATCACGCACCGGCTTAGCCTCGTGAGTGAGGTGACCGGCTTCGATACGTTCGGCCAGCGTTCGCAGGATGCTCACGATTTCCGGCACGGCCGCCGGTTTGAACGCGTCACCCTCGCAAACCACAGCCAATCTAAACACGAGACGAGACATTGCACCGACTCCCTTGTTAGCGGTAGAACTTGGCGGACAGATACCGCGCGAGAACGTGAGCCTTAGCGGCCGTGCGATCTTTGGCGCGGAAGAAAATGTCCAAGCCATCGGGCTTGTATTCGCACGCGTGCCACAACGCTTGCCCGACTCCCCAATAGGCGCCGCCCGAGTCATAGCCGCCCGAATTGATTCGGATGCGGCGCAAGTGGACTCGCTCGGTTGGCGTGCGCGGAACACTGGTACGCCCCATCGGTGCGCCGCGTGAACTGTCGACTGTTGAAAGCTTAGCCATGTGTTCATTCCCCTTGGTTACCTGCGATAGTGCAGGGCAAAGGCCACGGCGTACCATGGCCAATGCGCTAGACTATTCCGCGTCGTGTTTGAACTCGTGCGGCCCGTGGTACGCTAGCACGACTTCGCGCGCTGTATGTGGATTGAGGATGGTGCGGCATGAACCTTTGCAGCGTGCATTCCATACCGTGCCGGTGTGATTCGTGCTCATTTTGTGTTCCGTGCCGCATTTGCAGCACGCATAGACTCGATAGGCCATCTTTGGTGACCAGTCGGGATTCTTGTCGGGGTTATGGTCGAAGCTCATTGTCATTTCCCCTTAGATCATCACGCTGTAGCGCGACTCGCCAGCATGTACCCAAACATATTCGCCGCTACCGAATGCGCCGCCCATGTACTGGCCACGCCAACCGAACTTCACGAGAATGGCGCGACAGGCTGCCTTGTGGTTTTCGATATCGTTCAAGCCATCATCCCATTCCAGGGTGACAGACCCGGCTTCAGCGATGGCCTTGACGCGTGAGCCCCGCACGTTGCGCGGCCCGATGTATTTAGTGCGAATGGCTTGATACATTGTCATTTCCCCTTGGTTGTCCTGCTAGTGCAGGGCAAAGGCCACGGCGTACCATGGCCAATGCGCTGGACTATTCAGCGCGGTATCGTTTGAACTTGCTTGGCACTAAACGCCGTACCATCATGGCCAAGGAAGCCCCAATAAGCTTTACCGTTGAACCGAAACCAATAGTCAGTGCGCGCCTTGTGCCGGCTGCGCTCGATGCGAACTGCCATCACGCGAGTCGGTGGCGATGTATTGGCAATCTCAATGAGACCTTTGCCCACATCGTAGCAAGTGATTCGCGCCACGGCTTTGGGTGGCGATTTGAAACGCGGACAATACGCGAGGTGGCCGGCATCATCTTGCATTGACACGGCATAGCCGAACTGCGGGTCTAACGTGGTGCCGGGATAGAGCACGGCCGCAAATCGACGCTTAGGGAACGCATCGCGGAATTTGGCAGCCGCGCGTTCGGCCTTGGCTTCAGTCGAGTAGCAATGAACCTTCATAGTCATTTCCCCTTGGTTGGACTCTAGTGCACGTCGCTGGCCACGGGTGAGCATGGCCAGCCAAATGGACTAGGGCGTGTAATTCCACCACATCGCCGCTAGAGCCGACACGTTGCCGTCCAGCTCAAAAAGCGCATCATATTCTTCACGAAATTGAGTCGCGTCGTCGCCCTGGACAAACACCGATTCATCTTCTTGGCCATTCTTGGCCAGCGAATAGGCATCACCATTGCCAAAGCTTGTGAGCGTGAAATCCTTGCTTTCCGCGATGATAACTTGCTTGCTGTACATGGTAGTCATTTCCCCTTGGTTGCGTTGACCAGTGTAGATTTACACGTGACTCGAATGATTCGCAACTAGATTGTTGGCACAAGCCTTTTGTATAGCTCGCGCGCAATCGCTTTGGCTCGTGCCTCGTGCTCAATGTCTAGCTGGATGATAGCACCGACGCACGCACGGTCTGCGATGGTTAGCTGATTTTCCATATTGGACGCGTGCACGAGTGCCGACACCGTGATGATGGCACAAGCCAAGAAGAAAGAATATCGCATGGTGTGTATTCCCTTGTTTGATGGTCGATGCGTGTAAATCTACACGTGAGGCATGAATATATTGTTACCAGGTTTCGTCCGTATCCTGATGTTTACCAGGTAGCGCGGTTTTGGTCGGATCATTGACCAATAGCAGCTTGAAATCATCACCCGTGGCAGCCATCGCGGCAACGAGTCGTGCAATGGTCACGTGGTCATCGTTGGCACGCTTGACGATAGCCCCGAGCGTTGCACCTTCTGCGATGACATCTTCCAACCATGTGACATCGGCATAAGGTGAGCGTGGCGCACGCCCCCAACGTGTATTCACTTTGCGCGGGGTTAGCTTGCCACGCATCAGCGCGCCACCCTTGGCGAATAGCGATAGCTGGACGATGGCATTGTTCAATTGATAGGCTTGGCCGATGCCCATTGATTTGAGCTTGTCGCTGGCAGCCTTGCGAGTGATATAGCCCTCGGGTGATGCGTCAATCATATCGAGGATAGTTTGCTTAGCCGTGGCATTGACGGATGTACGTTGCATTAGTTTATCCTTTCCAAGTCAGTATTAGACACTAGCCTGTCTTACACAATATATTACTATATATATATTATATTGTATAAGAACATATATCTACCGTGATATGATAGAGAGTCCGGGACTATTCTCTAATATTACCACGGCATAGCGGGTTGATAGCACGGTATCGAGCCAACTGGCAATAGCCCTCGATTATCCAGGCAACTGGCCACACGCACACCTTGCACTGTGCCAGTTGCTAATCATTCGCATTAGCATGTGGTGCGATACACATTCCATAATGTATGTTATGCGAATGGAAGCATACCACATCTAGTGTCATGGCCTCATTGAATCCACCGCATATAGTATGCCGCATATACAACTGAACGATGTAAAAGACCGGGGTGCCGGCGGGGGTGGGGCCGCCCGAGAGCGCCCCGCCATTATTTGCCATGAAAGGAGCTTTTTCGCGCGTTTTGGAAAATTTACACAATATACATCGGGTAACCCCTTGATAAACCACAAAAAATTTGGATCCAAAAAACTGGAATGCCGTGCTACATTAGGGGCCGAGGTGACCAAATGAGCAAAAAAGAGAATTTCGCGGTGCCACCGTGCCCGCCCCAACTGCTAGAAGACCCCGATTATGCGGGTTTTGGGCCAAAAATGCAGGCTTTGACCCCGAGGAAGCGGGCTTTTTGCTGGTACTACGCTCACAACGGCGGGAACGCCCGAGCCGCGTACCGTCTGGCGTACCCCGATGCGGGCGACACCACCGTGGCCGTGGAATCGTCGCGCCGATTGGCCGAAGTCCAGATCCGGGAAGCGCTCGCGGACATGGCCAAGTACCAATTCGACGGACTCGTGATGCCGGCGATTGCGGCCATTCTTCCGATTTTGACGAACCCCGGCCATAAACAGCATTTCAAGGCGGTGGAGTTCGTGCTTGACCGCCGGGGCTTCCAACCGGTGCAACAGTCCAAGGTGGAGGTGGTCCACAAGCTCGATGCGGCGAACGTGGACGCGGCATTGCTCAATATGGCGGCGGCGCTGGGCATCAACTTCGCGCCAAAGGCGGCCCTACCCGCGCCGATAGATATTACTCCCACCGAGGTAATAGAAGATGAAGAATGGTAAGCTGGATGCGGTCGAACGCCGTGCATTGCTCGGGCTGCTACTGGAGCAAGAAGACAAATTAACATCAGAACAGAAGATCAAACTTGCCGAGCTGATGAAGTTCGTCAATGATGATTTTCTGTACAATAAACTCAAATACTGGTCGGCGTACCCGAAGCAATGGCAGTTCTTTGCGGCCGGTGCGAAGTACCGCGAGCGCTGCCTTATGGCGCCGAACCGCGTTGGCAAGTCGGACACGGGCGCGGCCGAGACGGCCTACCATTTGACGGGGCTCTATCCCGAGGGATGGAACGGGCGGCGGTGGAAGCGCGCGACACGCGGGTGGGCGGCGGGCCTTACCAGTCTCGTGACGCGCGACATTATGCAAAAGAAGCTGTGCGGCACGCCGGGCGTTGATGACGGGCCAACGGGGTTCGGTACTGGCCTAATCCCCAAGCACCTCTTTGTGGGGCGCCCGAGCACCCAGCGCGGCATTGCCGATGCCTTCGACATGATTCAGGTAAGGCACGTGTCGGGCGGTATCTCGACATTGAACTTTAAGTCCTTCGAACAGGGCCGCGCGAAATTTCAGGGTGACGCGCTTGACTTCGGGTGGGCTGACGAGGAAGGCGAAATTGACGTTTACATGGAATTTCTATTCCGTATGGCGGCGCACCCGACCAACCCGGAAGGTGGAATTCTATTCACGACCTACACCCCGATCTTGGGCAAGACACAGCTAACGCACCGGTTCATGGAGGAACACACACCGGAGCGAATCCACATCCACATGGGGCTACGGGACGCGCTGCATATTTCCAAAGAGGAAGCGGCCATTCTGGAGCGCAACTGTCCGGCGCACGAACGCGAAGCGCGTATCTATGGCCGGCCGGGTTTGGGTGGCGGTGCGGTGTTCCCGTTCTCGGAAGAACTATACACGGAACCGGCCATCGTGCACATTCCGCTGCACTGGCGCAAAATTTGGGGATTGGACTTTGGCATTGACCATCCGTTCGGGTGTGCATTGTTGCTCTATGACCCGGACAACGATGTGCTCCACGTCCACCACTCGTACCAGATGAAGGATTTGCAAGGCGCCATTATCAAGCAACACGTGGCACCTATATTGCGTCTCGGCGTACAGGTGCCGGTGGCGTGGCCGCATGACGGCGCGAAGCGTGATCCGAAGTCCGGTGAGCCGATGGCGACACAGTACAAGGCCGAAGGTGTGCGGATGCTATCTGAGCACGCGACATTCGCGACCGGCGGCTATTCGTTAGAAGCCAGCGTCATGGAGATGCACGAACGCCTTGGCTCGGGGCGGATGAAAATCGCATCGCACTTGTCCACGTTGCTCGGGGAAATTCGCGGATACCGTCGCGCGGAAGGCAAAATCGTTGCCATCAATGACGACGAAATATCAGCGGTGCGCTACGCCATGATGATGAAAAGGTTCTCGGCGGCGGTCACCCTCGGCCCCAAAAAGGCACAGCAGCGCTCGGGGCCGGGCGCGGGCATGGCGGATGGCGTGGACTTCGACCCCTTTACAGGAAGGTAGCCGGGCGCTATGCTCCACGCCTTCAGTGGTATGGAGCGTATCCCCATGGTGAACTTCTCTAGCGGCTTCGGCGCGGGGCTGGACCTCGGCCTTACGGGCATCGCGGACGGCGAGATTGGCAATAGCCAGTTGACCGCTACGACCGTGGATAAGAAAAAGAAAAAGCCACCGGCCGGCGTGGGCGACCCGAGCAACCCAATGCCCACGTCCGCGTCGTCTATGGCACTTCTGTCCGGTCTGGGCGATAGCATCTTCGGAGCGTTCCGGTAATGGCACGCGCCACCCAACTCGGCAACAACATGCGCCAGCTCGCGAACGAAGGCCACCCGCAAGCCATGGAGCTGCGCGCGGTCGCCGAGGCGTTCGAAGCGGCCACCGACATACTGGACCCGCACGGCAACGCCAAGCCGGGCTCGGTGGACCGGGAAGTCTATAAGCGCTTCCTCGCGGCGTGGGCAAAGGCGCGGCGCCTGTACGCCGAATGCGCGGGGATAGATCCGCATGACTAACCGGTTGCAGCGGTACGGCACGAACGCCGGCCACGGTCACGTGTGGGCGCGGCCCGATGGCGTCAAGGTGCGGTGCGGCGGCCCCGGCTTGTGCAAGGAATGCAGCCGCGACCAAAAACTGATCAAGGTCTGTGAGCCGTTTAAACGCACCGATGAAGACAAGATCGTTTACACGCAACCATCCGGCATCCACCCGTGGCACTGCAACGCCGGCAAACGGATAGAGCGCGCCCCGCGTCTCGATGAACACGATGGAGACTACGAATGAACATGGCCGCGCCGATCATCATGCCCGACCCGCCACAGTCAATGCGCGATCAGGTCATTGTGTCCACGTGTCTCGCCGAGTTCGCCGAGCAACGCAGTTGGCGCACGAACTTTGAAACGCAGTGGGATGAAACGGCGGCGCTGATTTGGCCGGCCATGCGCAATACGTTTACATACGGCAGCTATAACCACCCCGGCGAAAAGAAGACCGAGCACCAAATCGACTCTACTGGCATGATCGGCCTTAGCCGGTTTGGCGCCATTTCCGATTCCATGATGACGCCGCGCAATATGCAGTGGCACGAATTGACCGCCGACGACGACTACCTTATGCGCATCCGTCGCGTGCGCCTGTGGTTCCAAGCCGCCACCAAGGCCCTGTTTAAATATCGGTACTCGCCGATTGCCGGTTTCGCCGGCCAGAACCAAGGCGTGTACAAACACCTGGGCGCCTACGGCACCGGGTGCATGTTCGTCGACAAGCCGGCTCGGGCGCCGGGGCTGCGCTACAAGAATGTACCGCTTGGCCAGATCTACCTTGACGAAGACCACCAAGGCGTCGTGGTTGGATTTACACGCTTCATGCGCATGGTCGCGCGCCAAGCCTTGACGATGTGGAAAGAAGAACAGTTGCCGCAGAAGGTGCGCGAAGCCGCCGCGCGCAACAGCCCACAGCTATTCGAATTCATCCACCGCGTGAAGCTGCGCCCCGACCATGACCCCGAGCGGTGGGATTCACGGTCGATGCAGTTCGCCAGCTATTACATTTCGGTGGACTGCCAGCGGTTGATTGACGAAAGCGGTTACGTCACGTTCCCGCTGGCCGGCTCGCGCTATGAGCAATCGGCCGAGGAAGTCTATGGACGCGGCCCGGCCACGTTCGTGTTGCCGGCGCTCAAAACCTTGAATGCCGAAAAGAAGGTGTTCCTGAAGCAAGGGCACCGTGCGGCGGACCCTGTATTGCTCACGGCAGACGATGGCATTGTGGACATGTCCATGCGCCCCGGCTCCATGAACAAGGGCGGTTGGTCTTCGCAGGGTCACCCACTCGTCGGCGTGTTGCCCACGGGTGAAATCCAGATCACCAAAGAGATGATGGCCGAGGAACGCGCGCTTATCAATGACGCGTTCCTGGTCACGCTATTCCAGATCCTTACCGAGTCGCCTTCGATGACGGCCACGGAAGTGATCGAGCGCACCAACGAAAAGGGCATCTTGCTGGCGCCCACGATGGGCAATCAGTCGAATGAATACCTCGGCCCGATGATCGGCCGCGAGCTTGACTTGCTTAGCCAACAGGGATTGTTGCCCGAGATGCCGCCCGAGCTGATCGAAGCACAGGGCGCGTATCAGGTGCGGTACACAAGCCCATTGGCCAAGGCCGCACGCGCGCAAGAGGCTGGCGGTTTCATGCGCACTGTGGAGATGGCGAGTGGCCTTGTGAACATTTCGCAAGACCCGAGCTTGCTTGATCCATTCAACTTTGATATAGCTATTCCGCAGATTGCTGAAATTCAGTCTGTACCGGAAAGCTGGATGGCGTCGGAAGATCAGATTTTGGCCAAGCGCAAGAATCGCGCGCAGGCACAGGCGGCGGCTGCACAGGTACAGGCGATGCCGGCACAGGCTGCAATGGCCAAGGCCGAGACGGATAGGGCCGTTAAACTAGGCGAGGGACAATGAGCGATGACCGTGGTAGATTCGTCGGCTTGGACAGGCCGGGGTCCGAAGTGGAACCTATGTTGCGATGGTTCGACTATTCACACCTTCCCGCAGCTATTCAGGACTATTCGCGGCCATACTCGGAATTGGCCCACTGGATGGTCGACAACCTACCGCGCAACGCGGAACGCACTGTGGCGCTTCGGAAGTTGCTGGAGTGCAAAGACGCAGGAGTGCGCGCGTTCATTGCTAAGTGAACGCGAAGCGCTTGCAATGTTCATTGCGATGACGTATATTGGTCGGACTTCAGGTATTTTCTGACCAAGGGGAATCAACATGAACGTCCACCATCGCGCTGCACGCATCCTTGACGCGGTATTCAACCACGCCGAGGAAAACAAAGGACTGATTCGCACGATCTTGCAAAAGGAAGTCGAGGATATCTTGCTTGCCCAAGACGCGCGCAAGTCGTGGGAGTCGCCGCCGATACCGTCCCGCGAACCGCCAACCGGGCGCGCGGAATTGCTCAAGGCCATGGCCGACATGATGAACCGGAAGGTCCATCCGCCGGTCTTCGTCGGGACCGATCTTGCACGTGATGCGTTGGTGTACGGCATGGGCGTGGAAAAGGTCGCCGCGCCCGAGAACTTGACGGCATCCGAAGTGCTGGAGCGGCAACGGCTGCACCTGTGGAACTTCGCAAAACCAAGGTAGCGTTTAAATGTACAGCAAGGACTTCGGGTTCGGTGGCGCCCTTCTCGCCATGTGGCAGTCAAAGCACGTTGGCCGCCGCGCTTGGGATAAGTCGGAAAGGGTGGCAATCCTTCCGCACGGTCTTCCGAACCGGCCCGAAGTCGGTGCACTCATTGTGGCCAGCGGCCCGCCGGACAACCCGTTCAGCGAATACCGCGAATGGCACATCAGCAACGCGGACGTGCTCGCGTCGGATTGGTACGTTCATGAATGACATCGTTCGCCGCACCCTTGGCTTCCTCGGGTATCGCCGCCGGTATTATGGCCTGTGCTTCCGCACGCCCGCCGGCCAAGAGGTCATGCGCGACCTTATCATATTCTGCCGTGGCAAAGAGTCGTGCTATCACGATGACCCACGCAAGCACGCGGTGTTGGAAGGCCGGCGCGAAGTTCTCTTGCGCATCACCAACCACCTCAATTTGACGACCGAAGAACTATATGCTCTAGTGGGCGGCAATCCGGCGATGCCGGCGGACGACAGGGAGTCGCGTTAAATGTTCAAAGTGTTGCCGATGATTTACAGGGAAGGTCCGAACGATGGTGCTGGCGGCGGTGGTAGTGATTCTGGTGCTGGTGGTGGCGGCGGGCAAAATGCCCCTTGGCATACCGGACTTGACCCGGAGCTTGTTGGACATGCTCAGACGCATGGGTGGGCGGATCTGGACCCGGCTAAAGCCGCCGCCGAAGTAATCAAGGCGCACCACCACGCCAAGAAGCTGATCGGCCTTCCGCCCGAGCAATTGCTACGGATGCCGAAGGACGCGAACGACGCGGCCGGCTGGTCGGCGGTGTGGGATAAGCTCGGCGTTCCCAAGGAAGCCAAAGACTACGACTTCAGCGCCGTGAAGCACAAGAATGACGCGGCCATCGCGGACGGGCTCGCCGGCCTTCTGCGCACCACGGCGTCGCAACTGAAGCTCACCAAGGATGCAGCGGTGGGCGTCGGGCGTGCGATGGTCAACTTCCTTGACGGTCGCGACGAAGCCGAGCGCGCCGACAAGACCGCCAAGCTCACGGCGGAAAAGGAAGCGCTGAAGGCCAATTGGGCGGAAGCGCCCGAGGTGTTTATGCTTCAGGCGCAGGGTGCCGCCCGCCGGCTCGGCGTGTCGGACGCGGAAGTCACCGCGCTGGAAAGCGTCATCGGCTACGCTCGCGTCATGGAGATGTTTCGCACGGTCGGCGCGAAGATCGGTGAAGCTCCGTACCTGTCGGTGCCGAACGGCGGCGGCGGTTCCGGCCCGATGACATTCGAAGCGGCACAGGCGCGCAAGTCGGAGTTGATGGCCGATGCTTCGTGGGTCAAAGCGTACACTAGCGGCGATGCTGACAAGCGCAAGGAAATGGATTCGCTCAATACCATCATTGCGCGCCGCTAAGTCGCCGCCCCGCATCCACCATCACTCATTCGAGGAAACACGCATGGCCTGTCACAAAGATTGTAAGCCGCCGGAATGGACCGAGACGGAAATGCAGAAGCACCCACGCACCGGACAACCGGCGCCGGGTACGGGCATCGTCAAACTCAAAGCCGGCACGGGCTGCATTTACACGCGCGAGGGTTCCGGTTGCTGCCTACTCCCCATTGCGGGCGCGGTGCAGCCTTCGGATCTTGCGAACCCCAAGATTGCCGAGCGCCGCCGCGAGCTTGTGGCCGCTGATTTGGCCGCCGCCGAGGCAGCCAAAGACGAGTTTTAAACGGGGGGTTGACACGGTTGCACGGGCACCCTATCCTTATGGAAATGGTGCCCGGTGACTGGCCCGCGTATGCGTGGTTGTAAGTCTGGATTACGCCGTAGGATGAACCCCCACAAGGAGTCACCCCATGGCAGCTACAGACGGCCAGGGCCTTTATCAGCTCGAAACCCTTCAGTTCTCGACGAACTTGCAGCTCATCCTTCAGCAGAAGGGCAGCAAGTTGCGTCCGTATGTGCGTTCCGGCACGCACACCGGCAAGATGGCCAGCCCCGTGAATTACATGGGGCCGATCAAGATGGCCGCGCCCGCTGGCCGCTTCGCCCCGAAGAACCGTACCGACACGGACTTCTCACGTCGGTGGGTGTTCCCGCGCGATGGCGACATCAACCAGTTGATTGACACCTTCGATCTTCTCAAGACCGAGGTTGGCAATCCGCAGTCGGAAATGATCACCAACGCCGCCTACGCCACCGGCCGCTACTATGATGATGAAATCATCTATCAGGCGACGGCGATCAATCAGCTTGGACAGGACAACGCGGCGCTCACGCCCGAGACGTTCGACACGTCCAAGTTCCAGGTTGCGTCCACGTTCGGTTCCACCTCGGCGTCCGGCCTCACCGTCGCCAAGGTTATCGAGACGAAGCGCATCCTGCGCCACTACGAGAACGACCTTGAAGCGGACCCGCCTGTGCTCGTGTGCGGCAGTCAGCAGGAGTCGGACCTTCTCAATCAGGTGCAGGTTGTCAGCCGTGAATTCAATGACCGCCCCGTCCTCGTCGACGGCAAGGTCACGCGGTTCCTCGGCTTCGATATCCAGTATATCGAGCGGCTTCCTATCGTGTCGGCCAACGTGCGCGGCGTTCTCGCTTGGGTTCGCTCGGGCATGTACCTCGGCACGTGGAAGGACATGATGCACCGCGTATCGCAGCGCAACGACCTGTCCGGCGAACCGTGGCAGATCTACACGCAGGCGAGCGTCGGCGCGTGCCGCATGGAGCCGGGCAAGCTGATTCAGATCCTGTGCGCCGACACCACGGGCGTTGCAATCACGCCGTAAGGGCGCCCCACTGAAACCCGCCCGAGGCTTTAACCGGCCTCGGGTAATTTAAATCCACACCGAGGTACAGCCCCATGGCAACTGATCTAGTAAAGTCCGCTGGTCTTACCGGGTTGAATGCCCGGCCGTATCGACAGGTCTACTCGGGCGACGGCGCGGGTGGCGTTCTTCGTCACGCCGATGGCGTGGTCACTGTCATCGCCGCGAGCGATACCGCGAGCATCTATCGCGTGCTTCGCGTCAAGTCGAACGCCAAGGTCAAGAGCCTGAAAATCTGGGCCGAGGCGAACGGCGCGTCCACCGCGTGGAACGTCGGCCTGCACTACAGCGACAATCAGGGCGACGGCACTCCGCTGGACAAGCTCGGGCTGGTCATCGACGCCGACTTCTTTACGGCTGCGCTGGCCAATACCGCTGCCATCCAGGGCGTCGAGCTTATCGCCACCACGTCGCCGGGCTACACGGTCGCCGAGCACGACTTGCCGCTTTGGCAGGCCGCCGGCCTCACCGAAGATCCGGGCGGCTTCTTTGACGTGTCCATGATGCCTTCGACGGCTGTGGGCACTGGCACGGGCCGCATCCGGCTCGCCGGCCAGTTCGTCATCTAACCCGGCGGGGCGGCTCTCGGGCCGCCCTACCCCGTTCCTCTAAGCTGGAGGCGCCCCTATGGCAGCCCTTTCCATTTCCATCGCTCGGGGCCTGTCCGGCTTCAAGAAGGACGATTTCGTGGTGGGCACGTCGGCGCCCGGCGCCGGCATGGTCGAAGTGCGGATTGCCGATGACTCGGCCGCCACGCGCCTCGGCGTCATGCTCGCGCTTGAAGCGGTCATTCGCCAGCTTCAGCAGCGCGACGTGATCGCAGTGCAGCCGCCCATTCTCTAAGGATAGCGCCCCATGCCCACCACAGCCGTTGACGTTACCGCCGCATACACGGCCGTGGTTGCCGGGCCTATCGGCATCGGGCTTCAGTGCGTGAGCCCTTGGCCTGTCGAGTACGTGGTGATTGCCACGGGCACCGAAGACGCGGCGGACATCGGGCACTTCCTGTCCCATGAATTGATGCATCCCGTCTACATCCCTACGGGGTCGACCGTGTACGCGCGGGCGCTCGGTCCGGCCAATGGCCGCCCGGCGCGTGTCGTCTATTCGGAGATACCCTATGAGAAACCGGCTTAAGCACAATCAGCAGCTATTGAACCTGCGCGGTGCTCGGGGCGTGCGGTCGGCTTATGCTGATCGCTACCTGTTGCGCGTGCCGTTCGACGGCGTAGACGGTGCCACGGCGGCCGTGGACACTAGCCCTTATGCGCGCGTCCTCACGTTCGCGGCCAACGCACAGCTCGATACCGCCTTCAAGTACCGGGGCACGGCCAGCCTGTTGCTGGACGGCACGGGCGACTTTGTGAGCGCGCCCAACGCGCCCGAGTTCAACATTGCGGCGGACGAAGATTTCACCTTCATTGTTCGGACGCGCCCGGCTTCGCTGGCGACGTTCACCGCATTGCTATCGCTGTGGGAAGCCGCGTCAAACCGCAAATCCTGGATGGTGTCTCTATCGACGCTCGGGGCGATACGGTTTATTGCGTCCGTCGACGGCATCGCGAATACGGTTGATTTTTCGAGCGCGAACGGGCTAGTTGTAGTGCTCGGCGCTTTCTACGATATTTGGGTGGAGCGCCGGGCCGGTGTCATCACCATCTATCTCAACGGCGTGGCCGTGGCATCAGCTCCGTATGCCGGCGCGTTTTTCACGAACAACGTGGACCCATTGCTTATCGGTGCAAGCAACAACGGCACGGCGTCTACCACAAATGGGCACATCGACAATGTTGGAATTTACAAGTAAGAGGTGACCCATGGCCGAGTATAGTAACCCCGTCGACATTGCGAACCGCGCGCTTCAGCACTGTGGCGAGCGCCGCATAGATCCCACCATTGGCTTCGAGGAAGATAGCGTTCAAGCCACCGAGTGCGGCTTTGCGTATGGCAAGGTGCGCCGCGCCGAGCTGCGCCGCAACGTCTGGCGCTTCGCGATCAAGTGGGCGGTGCTCCGTGCCATCACCGAGACGACGCGCGAGATTGCGCCGGCCATGTGGTCAAGCTCTACGATCTACCCGCAAGGGGCCATCGTGAGCGACGAACAAGGCATCATGTGGATTTCGGTTCGCGCACAGAACTTGAACAACAATCCCGGCACCGTCTACTATTGGGAATTGTACACCGGCCCCTTGGCAATTCCCAAGTGGGTGGACGGTGAGGCGTACTATGCCGGTGATGTGATTTACACGACACCCGGCGACGGAACCTTCAAGGTCTACCAGTCATTGATTGGTGGCAACGAAGACAACCCGGCCACGCCGAACGCCTACGACGCCACGGTGGAGTACCGCAAAGAAGACCTTGTGGTGGTCGCGGCGGTGGTCTACCAGTCGATTGTTGATTTCAACCTGAACAACGCGCCGGCCGGCTCGCCGGGCGAATGGCGCACCACGTCGCTGCGCGGCACGGGTTCGGAAAAGTGGGTGGAGCTTGTCGCGGATCTTATCGACAAGCGGCTTGTGTACCCGAGCACGCACGACAACCGGCACGTCTTCCGGCTTCCGGCCAACTACGTGCGCGTTGCGGACCAAGAGCCGAAGGCCGGCGTGCGCTCGCCCCTTGGCGCCCCGAGCAACTACCAGTCGCGCGATTGGAACCTAGAAGGCGACTATCTGACATCGTACAGCCCGCAAGCCATCGTGTTCCGGTTCGCGGCCGACATCCAGAATGTCACGATGTTCGATGATCTATTCTGTGAAGGCTTGGCCGCACGTTTGGCCTTGGCAGTCACCGGGCGCCTGTCGCAGTCCAACGCCGATGTGCAGAGTATCGCCGCGCAGTATTCGCAATTCATATCGGATGCGCGTACCGTCAACGGCATCGAAAAAGGTCCGGTCGAAGCGCCGGAAGATGACTTCATTTCCATAAGGGTCTGACATGGCATTGGCATCCAACGCGCAATGGTCATTTGCTGGCGGCGAGTGGTCGAAGGCCAGTCAAGGCCGTTTCGACATGCCGGCGTATGCCACAGCAATGAACGTGAGTTTAAACGGCATCCCGACCGATGAAGGCGCGTGGCTGCGCCGGTTCGGTACGGCGTTCCGTGGCTACACGTACCAAGGTCTGCCGGCCAAGATGCAGCGTTTCGGTTTGTCCGGCCGCGCGCCGCTGCTATTGGAATTCACCGATTCCAATATGCGGTATTGGGATGGCTCGGGGCTGATGCCCACCAAAGACGCGCGCACCGTCCTGTTGATTTCAGCGGCCGATCCCGGCGTATTCACCACCGACGTAGCCCACAATTGGGCCACCAATGACGAAGTGCAATTCGATAGTCTCACGCCGGCCCTTCAGCGCCGCGTGTTCCGCATCATCGTGACCGGGGCGGCCACGTTCACGGCGGTGGATTCTATCACCGGGGTATCTCTAAGCGGCGTCGGTGTGCCGGCGCTCATAGCCGTGCGCCGCGTCCAACGCACCACCACGCCCTACGCGGCTGGCGCATGGTCCACCTTGCAGTCTGTCCAGGCTGAAAAGGAATCGGTCCTGTTGAACGGCCAGCGGCCCAACGTGGTGACCGCCGCTGATGACCCGACCGACCCGGACGGCTTGCCGTTGTTCACGTTCAATCCAATCATCCTCAAAGACGGCCCGTACCTTGATCTTGTCGAAAAGAATTCGCAGCTCAACACCGCCGGCCTTCAGGGCATCGTTTCGGTCATCATCGACTTCGCGGAATGGGATGCCGCCAAGTCGTACAGCATCGGCGACTATGCGACATACACAAGCGTGAGCTATCGCAGTCTTGTAGATTTAAACGTCAACAATCAGCCCAATACCAACCCCGCGGATTGGGTGGTGGCGGACGCGTCGGAATTGTTCGGCCCGAGCGGGCTACAGGACACCGACGTTGGCCGTTCTATTCGCCTGCATTCCGAGCCGGCGGATTGGGATGTGGCCACGGCGTATGCCGCCAAAGCGCGCGTGAAATTCGCGGGCACCTATTGGGCTGCGCTTCAGGCGACCACGGGCGACGAACCGGGCGCCGATATCAAGAATTGGATTCTGTCGGTCGACGGTGCCCACCGCTGGACGTGGGGCCGCATCACCGGCCTCGGCTCGCTCATTCCGAATGACATTGTGGGCGCCACCGATATCGGCAACTACACCGAAGACGGCGGCTTGGCAGCGGCCTTTGATGGCAACCTGTCACAGCCCAAGGCAGATTCGGCGGGCGCTTCGCTCACGTTCCCCTTTATGACGCGGTTCTCCACCTCGGCGTACTTGCAGCGATTCATCGGCCGCAACTACACAGGTGCCTCACCGCAGACTATCAAACAGGTGACGCTGTACCCGCCGTCTGATGACGGGTTCATTTTCACGCTTGCGAATGGCGGCTATAGGGAACGCAATAGCGTTGACCCGTTCACGTGCAATCTGCGCTTGAACCTGCGCGGCAAGGTCGGCACTGCGCCGTCGTCATCTTCGGATGGCACGGTGCTCGGCACTGTTGAATTTACACGCTCGTGGGCCTCGGGCAATCTCGCCGCACAGCTTCTCACCGACAAGGAAATCACGTTCGGCTTCCCCACGTCGCCAATCAGCATCACGTCAACGGACCAAACAACCGCGTTCGACCACATATGGGTTGAAGCGGAAGTGCAGTACAAAGTCAATGATGTGCGCTCTAGCCCTAGCGCCTTCATTTTCTTTACCACCAAGCTGTACATTGCGGAAATGCGCTTGTTCTCGGCCACGTCGGGTGCCGGCGCCGGCTTTGATGTGGAAATCATCGGCAAGCCGCTGCTGAACAATGACCCAATTCGCGAGTGGCGCCTTGGCGTGTACGCTGATTCCACGTCTTGGCCGCGCTGTGGCACGTACCACGAAGGGCGATTGTGGCTCGCGGGCGCCGTCAAAAACCGGTTCGATGCCAGCCGGTCGAATAAGATTTTCGACTTTGCACCCACCGAGGAAGACGGTACGGTTGCCCCGTCCAATGGTATTTCGTATGTCCTCAATTCTACCGAGGTCAATGACATCTATTGGATGGAACCGGACGTGCGCGGCATCATTTGCGGCACGAAGACCGCCGAGTGGTTGATTGCGCCCGGCTCCGCTGGCGCCATTGCGCCGGCCAACATCAAAGCCACGCCGGGTACTCGTGCGGCCTGTGCGAACATTCCACCCGCGCGCACCGAGCACACGGTTGTGTTCACGCATCTTTCCAAAGGTTCGGTGCGGGAAATCTTCGCCGACGTGAACGCTAGTGTATTCAGTACCACGAACATATCCGAGCGTGCGCGCGACATCACCAAGATTGGCGTTGAACAGATTGTCTACATGGCCGAACCCACGCCGTTGATTTGGGTTCGCCGCACGGACGGTTCCATTGCCGGCTGCACCTATAAGCGCAACGTGCTGTCCGTCGCGCGTGAACCCGAGGTCATGGGTTGGCATCGACATTTACACGGCACCGGGCGCCGCGTCTCGGATATGGCTGTGGGTTCATTGTCGGCATCGGACACCGAGGCATTGACGTTGATATCGGCCGGCGCCGATGACTTGTACGCCGTGGAACAGTTGATACCGCACGACCGCACGTTGCCGTGGTTGCTGGACTATGCAGCCAATCCGTCTTCGCGCGAGTTGGGCGTATCGTCGGCGATCTTCTACGGCTTCGACCACTTGGAAGGCGAAGTCGTCACCGTGTACGCGGGCGGGCTGGACTGCGGCGACCACACGGTGGTGGACGGCGCTGTCACCGTGCCCTACGGCAACGGCGTCTCGGGCGGCACAGGCGGCGGCAAGTTCACGGCAGCCTTCCTGGACCCACCGGACCCCGAGATAGAAGACCCCGAGGTGGTTATCGGGTTCAACTTCTTGACCCAAGGCCAGCGCTTGCGCCCCATGTCGCAGCAAGACACGGGCACCCGCGCCGGCTTGTTCGCGCTCGGCAAGGTGCGCCGCGCGCACGGCGTGGCCATGCTCGTGGAGTACACCAAGGGCCTGTCAATCGGGACAGATTTCGACAACCTGCGCCCGGCTAACTTCGTGACGAAGGGCGAACGGCCTCTAGGCGTGCTGGACTTCTTTAGCGGCATCCACCGCGACACCTTGGACGACACGTTTAGTTATGATAGCATGGTGTGCTGGCAGATCAGCCGGCCCTACCCACTCACGTTGATGGCCGTGGGCCAGTACCTTCGAACGCAGGATTAGACGCCGATGATCGGACAAGCTGCACAGATGGCCGCCGGGGCCGTTGAATCGCTATTCAACGCCAAAGCCGCCGGCATGAACGCCAAGGGTCTTCGGCTCCAGGCAAAGGCATACGGCCGCGCGAGCGAATTCGCTTTCCGCAATGTCGATTACGTCAAGGCATCGACGGAAATCCAGGCGTACCAACTCCAGCGCAAACAGTTCATGTCCTTTGGCCAGACGGAAGCCGACGTGGCAGCGGGCGGGTTCGGCGAGTCCGGTTCGGCCGGCGACCTTATGCGCATGAGCCAAGAGAACGGCGCCATGGAAATGGCGGTGCTGAAGTACCAAGGCAAAATTAACGAGGAAGGCTACCAAGTCCAGGGCGAAAGCTACGCGGCGCAGCGCGATGCGGCCCTGTACGCGGCCAAGGCGGCGGATGCAGCGGCCAAGGGCGGGTTGATTGCCGGTATCATCAAAGGCGGTGGCGCACTGCTACCGGCCGCAATCGGGGCAATGAAGTAACATGCCGAATATCGCCATCTATAGCCCCGAGCGTATGGGGCTACAGCCGAACGAACGGGCCACCGATGCGCTCGCCCAACAGGCGCGCACGGTTGGTGGCTTCTATGACCGCGCCGCTTCGTCCACGCGCCAGCTCGGGCAAGAATATAGCAGTGCCATCCGTATGGTCGGCAGTGTCATGGATGACATTGTGTCGGCCAAGGAAATCAGTTCCGGCGGCAAGGCGTATGCCGAAGTCCAGCGCGATCTATCCAAGGCATGGGATGACACGGCGCAGAAGGCGGACCCGAACGATTCCGGCGTTGCGCAGCGCTTCACGTCCGAAGTTATGGAACCGGCGCTTGAAAAGCTAACCGGCGGCTTCCTCACGGAGCGCGGCCGGAATTTCATCCAGGCGCGCGGGCAATCCTTGCGTGAACACATGTTCACGAAGACCACGGCCGACATGTCCACGCTCGCGGGCATCGCGCTGAAAACGAACCTTGTCGAATCGCTCAATGCGTTTTCGTCGACCGTCAAGCAAGATCCAAGCTCGCTCGATACGGTTATGGAGTCGTTCCGCGCGCAGGTCGAAAGCCTCACCGACTCTAGCCCGAACCTTCGTGGCGTCGAGGCGCAGAAGGCACGATTTACAGCAGCCCAAGGCGGCCTAGAGAAGATCGTTCAAACGGCGGTCAACGCGGCCATCGAATTGAACCCGGAAGCCGGCTTGCGGATGGCCCGCGACCCGAAGTATTCCCGGTATGTCAGTGGCGATGACATCACGAAGTTTGAGAAGGAAGCGAAGTCTGTCATTCGCGAGCGGCGCCAAGACATCCAGTGGGCGCAGCATCAGCAGGACCGCGCCGCCAAGAAGGCGTCCGACGAAGTGCAGATGGACATGGAATTGAAAATCCTGTCCGGCGACCCGAGCGTGACGCTGAAGGGCATCCGCGACGACCAGACGTTGACGCCCGATTCAAAGCGGATGCTTGGCCGCGTGCTTATGCGCGAAATGAAGCCGGCCACGGCGGCGGTGGTGTCGCGTGCAAACACGGCCAAGCTTATGGAACGCATCATTGCGGACGAAGGCGACCCCACGCGCATTAGCGACACGCGCCCGTTGGATGAAGCGTTCGTCCGTGAGGAAATCAGCAAGGAAGATTGGAAGTTCCTCAAAGACCGTGTAAATGACCCGGACGGCGACGGCACCCAAGCGCGGTTTAACGAATTCCTGCGCACCTACAAGAAGTCCATTTCGAAGCCGAACAGCTTTGGCGTGAGCACGCCCGAGGATGAACAGCGCGCGTACTTCTTTTACAATGACGCCATGGCTAAATTTAAACAGTACAAGAAGGAAGGCAAGAATCCACTGGACCTTGTGAACCCGGCGAAACCGGACTTCCTCGGCAGCCCGGCGTCACTGAGCCAGTACACACAGACGCTTGAACAGCAGTTGACCGCGCGCACCAAGGCACTGAGCAAGCCGGCGGCAACGCCCGACAAGCTGGACCCGCCGCCGATTCCGAACGCGCGCAAAGACCGTAGCGGCTATTGGAACTATCAGCAGTTTGACCCCGCCACGCAATCCATGCGATGGGTACGTGTACCCGGCACGACCGTTGCCCCGCCGAACCCCGTACCAACAGGACGCTAACCCATGGCAGATCCCGTAGTTATGCCGCCGGATTATACGCCGGACTTCGGCCCGGAACCGGCTGTGCCGAAGGGCGCGCAGGTTATGCCCGCCGGCTACACGCCCGAATTCGAAGCGGCGGACGATGCTATCGTGTCGAAGGCGTATGCCAAGCGCGCGGAAGCCGGTTCGACCTTCGGCGCTATTCTCGACAAGGTGAAGTCCACCGCGTCGGATGCGTGGGGCGACACGGTGAAAGATCCGGTCGGCATCGACGTTGGCGGTGAGGTCGACACGTGGCTTCGCAGTAAGGGCATATTCGTTGACCCTGAAAATTCGCACATGCCGTCACCGTTGCGCACCTTCAATGAGGTGACGATGCGCCCCACGGCTACGGCGGTGGACGCCCTGTTGCGCTCGGTGCGCGTCGGCGTGCATCTCACGGGCTTGACTGTCGGCGCCTTCCTGGACGCGACCGTGGGCGACTTCGGCTCGGGCACCAAGAAGTCGGCCGTCAATGACATCACCGGCATGATTGAAATTGCGGGCGCTGGCCTATTCGGTGGCTCGGGTGCGACCGCGCTCTATCGCGCCGGCCGTGGTGGCGGGTGGACTTCCGGCGGCGATCAGCCGGTGGCGCCGGGCTTCGCCAAGCCAACCGATTTCCAGCAAACCGGCGTGGTGCTCGGGGATGGCCAAGCGATTGTGGAGAAGGCGCCGACGAAGACCCGCCAGCTCTACGACGAACAAGGCCGGCACCCGGCCGAGGTGATTGACGACGCCAACCGTGATCCGACTATTCGCCAGTCGATGCTATCGGCGGGCGATGACGTGCCGGACGTTTACACGGGTGCGACCCCGGACAAGCCGGTGTTGCCCACCGCGCCGCCGAATATACCTATCAAGCCGAACATCGAACTTGGCGAAGCGTATATTCAGAAGCATGTCGGGTTCCCCGGTCGAAGCGGCATCGCCGGCATCGAAAAAGATCCGGCTCTTGGCATCGACGCATTTAGCAAGCCCGTCGCCGAATGGGAATTGAAAGGCGGCATCAAAGCCACGGTCACCAAAGAATTTGAATCCGAACTTGCGGTGTGGGTGAAGGGCGATGATGTGCGCGGGCCGCGCCCGGCGGATGATCCGTCGCAGCCGTGGAAGGTGAAGGCGTGGGAAGACGCGGCCGGTCAATGGTTCAAGGTTGCTCGGGTGAAAAACGCGGACGACACCGGCAAGCTGGAGCACATCGTTGTCGTTCCCGAAATGCAGCGTCAAGGCATTGGCGAACGCCTGTTGAAGCTCGCGCAGACTGAAATCAGAACCAACCCCTACGTGGCCGATGACTACTCGGCAGCGGGCGCAGGGCTGGCCAACCGGTTGCGTGAGCAACGCTTAGCCGACGAAGCGGCACCGGGCGGCGGCAACCCACCCCCGGCCGTAACGGGCAAGCCGCCGGCTAGGGCGGGCGATGACGGCCCGGCCGGTGGAGGTGGAGGCAAAGAGCCGCCCGAGCCGCCAGCGGGCTCCGGTGGGGCGGCGGATGACGGTCGAAGGGCGTTGCCCGGCCCGGCACCCAAGCCCGAGGAAGCGTGGCAGCGCGGTGAGAAGCATATCTCGATCGGTGAGCCGGACGTTGTAGCGGCATCCAAGGCGACTTGGTACGAGGAACGGGTTGACCGCCTGTGGCCAATCGACAAGGCGTTTAAGGACGCCGGGTTGGCGACGGCCGATGACCCGTACCGCATCGCTCGGTTGTTCGCCGGGTGGGCGGCCAAGGCCAACCACTTCATGAACCGTAGCACCTTCAACTTCCACACACTGGAGGATACCGGTTCGAGCCTGAAGGACATTTACACGAAGGTTGCCCCGACTGTCACCGACCCGGACAAGCTGCGCCGGTTCCGCGTCTTCGCCACCTATGTGCGCGCTCGCGAACTCGACTTGCGCGGGAAGGAACCGTTCAAGGGCTACAAGGTCGCGGACGCTACGGAGATTGTCGCGAAGCACGAAAAGGAATTCGGGCCGGTACTCAAAGAATTGGTGGACTACAATAACCGTGTCGCCGCCTACGCTCGCGATGCCGGCTTGCTGTCGCGCAAAGGCTACGAGGCGATGATGCGCGCCAATAAGTATTACATGCCGTTCCACCGCGTCATGGACCCGACCGATAGCGGCTTCATGATTTCTAATTCCGGCCTTGAACCGAAGACCGCATTTTGGAAAATCGAAGGGTCCGGCCGGATGGTCATCGACCCGCTGGAAACCACCATCCGCAATACCGCGTACATCATCGCGCAGGCAGAGAAGAACGAAACGGCGCGCAAGCTCGTGTCGGCGCTCAATGGTGCCGGCATCTCGACGGGCGAGTTGAAGCGCGTTCCGGGGCGTGCACTGGATTTGCTTGGCGGCAAGATCACGGGGCCGCGTGAAGCGCAGATCGTGAAGGACAGGCAACACCTCACCACGTTCATTGATGAACACTTGCCGCCGAGCGATTACGTTGGCAGCGCCCCGCGTGCCGGCGCCGACCGCACGAAGGAATTCGTCACCGAGATACTTGACCATTGGGTGACGAAGCCCGAGGCGCCGAATGAAATCCGCGTGTTTGAAAACGGCATACCGAAGTTGCACACGGTGCCGGAAGACATCGCGCGGGCGTTCAAGGGGCTGGACGCGGAAGGCGTCAACGGCGTCACGCGGTTCCTCGGTTTCTTCGCCGACGCGCTTCGCAAGGGCGCGCTGCAAAACCCGGTCTTTTGGGGAATGCACACCATCCGCGATATCTTCCCGGCCATCATGACGTACAAAGGCGTGGGCCAGCTCACGCCGGCCGACACGGCGCGCGGGTTGTACCATGGCATTCTCGGCAAGCTCGGGAAGTCCAAGGATTTCGACGACTGGATTAAAGCCGGCGGCGGGCACTCCACCGTCCAGGCGATGAACCGACGTTACCTTCAGGAGTCGCTAGAAGAACTCACCGGCCAAACCGGGTTGATGACCCGCGCGCAGAACATCGTGGCCGACCCGAACATGCACATTCTAATGAAGGGCGGCAAGCTACTCGGGACGCCGTTTCACGCCGTGAGCAAGTACGTGATCCACCCCTTGGCGGTGACCACGGAAATCGTCATGGAGGCAAACAAGCTCGGCGCGTACATGCGGCGCATGAAAGAACTCGGGTACGGCGCCGACGTGCCGCGCGATGCCAAAGGGCTTCCGGCGCTGCGCAACGCCCCGGACGGCCCGGCCTTGACGCCGGCACAGATCGAATACCAGAAGGGCCTAGCCGACGATGTGTTGGTCCGCGCCGGGCTTCCCAAGGGCAACGACATCCCCGAGGTGTTCCAACAGTACCTACGGATGCGCGACGTAACCACGCCCACCGAGGCAATGAAGGCGTGGAAGGAAATGAATCCGTCCATGATCATAGATGCGGATTACACCGAGGTGTTCCTTAAAGGGAATAAATTTAAACGTGATGCGCTTGACGCGGCTTGGGTGGCGCGTGAGACGGCAATCGACACGGCGCGCATTGGTTCGAAGATGCGGTCATTCAACATGATAACGGCCTTTCTGAACTCGCGGGTTCAGGACGCGGCGGTCATGGCGCGGTTGATGAAAGAAAACCCGGTGGAATTCGCGGTGACGGCCATGTCGCTTGTCACGTTGCCGTCCGTCATGCTGTGGGCATCCAACCAAGCCGACAGTCGGTACAACGCCCTACCGCAGCACGAAAAGGATTTGTTTTGGATCTTGCCCACCGACAAGTGGGAACCGGCCACGCGCGAACCACAGGGCGACGGCTCGGATAAGGATCAGTTCATGCTGATTGACGGGCAACTGCATCAGAACAACGGCGTACTATTCCGCATCCCGAAACCTTTTGGCCTCGGCGTCGTCATGGGCTCGGGACCGGAACGCCTGTTGGAAGCGTTCAAGGCAGAGAACCCGGAACCCTTCAAAGGTTTCTTGGCGTCGGTGCGCAACTCGGTGGTTGGCGACTTCTACCCAACGGCGGCGGTGCCGGTGATTGACCAAGTGCGGAATAAGTCGACGTTCTCCGGTACGAACATCGTGCCCGAGCCGTTGACGAAGCAATTGCCGGAATACCAATACACAATTTACACGACTGAGCTTGCCAAGGCGCTCGGCAAGATGATGAGCAATTTACCGTTCCTTCGTTCCGAGGCAGCGGATAGCCGCGACTTGGCCACATCATCGGTGGCACAGTCGGTCACGTCGCCGATCATGATTGAAAACTACATTCGCGGCTGGACCGGGCGGCTCGGTATGGACATGCTTGCAACGGCGGACTTCGCATTGCGCAAGGTGGGCGTATTGCCGGACCAAGAGAACAAGCCGGCGGCGACACTGGCCGACATCCCCTATGTCAAGTCGTTCGTCATCCGCAATCCCGGCGCCAATGTGCAGGTCATCCAGGACTTCTACGAAATGCACAACAGCGGCAAGAAGCTTCTGGCCACCTGGACGGCCAAAGCCAAGGAAGGCGACCTAGACGCGGCATCGCGTGTACGGTCAATCGGTGGTGATGCTATCTTCGTTAAGATGGACGGGTATGCAAAAGCGATGGGTGAGCAACAGCAGCTTATCCAGATGATATATAAGCATCCTTCCATGAAACCCGAGGAAAAACGGCAGCTTATCGACCAGACGTACCGGGGTCTACAGGCCATTGCGCGGGCTGGCACTTCTGAGTTACGATATGCCAAGAAGTCGCTGGAAACCAAGGCGGATGAACCCGAGTGGCCACCCCGGTAAGTCGGAAGACATTTAAACGGGAAGTGGCCCTGATCGCGATGATCTTTTGGGTCATCTTGACCGTGCGTGTATTCTGGTATCTGGACTCCAATACCATCAAAGCGATGGAAGGCCCGTACAGCATCGCCACAATGACACTGTGGCTCTACATAGGGACCGCGTTCGGAATGGACGCGTTCGTGAGGCAGCGCAATGATTTCATGGTTCCTCCCGGCCGATATAATCAGTTGGCTGGCCCTCGCCGGTATGGTGGCCGCCCTGGTGGTGGCTATCCTTCTGAACAATCCTCTAGCCCGTATGGGCTTAGCCCTGGTAGTGATCCTAGCATTGAGCTTTCAGATTCACCGGCATGGCGTCCTTCAGGAACGGGCGAAGTGGGAAGCCGCACAGGAACGTGAGTGGAAGCGCCAAGTCGAAGTCGAACGCGTGACGACCGAGGAAGCCAACCGCGATATTGCGGCCCGGCAAGCAAAGCTAAAGGAACTGGACGATGAAATCGCCGCTGCACTCGCTAAGGTCAAAGCTGCCAAGGGTGCTGACGCCCCCGTCTTTGATCGCGATGCTATCAATTGGCTTAATGGGCAACGCGTGCGACCCCGGTAAGCCTGTCGGCCCGCCACTCGTCGGCAAGGCGCCGGCTTGGGCGATGGTCACCTGTGCGGACCTCGCGAAGATCCAAGGCGAGAAGCTCGTACAGTGGGAAGTGTTCCGCGTTCTCGGTGAGGATGCCAAAGCATACAGGACGTGCCAGCAACGCCATGCGGCGCTCGTGCGTTACATCAACCACCGGGATAGCTTGCTGGCAGGCAAGAAGGCCCCGAGCTTGAAGGACTAAAGGGGAATGAGCGAAGTTTCACAGCCGATGGCGCATTGGACGTTGGACAAGCGGGTGCCGGTGGCGCTCGTTATGACCATCGTGGCGCAAACCTTCTTGGCCGGCTGGTACATGTCGGCACAATCGGCCCGGCTTAGTGAAGTCGAGGAACGCGTTCGCGCGCTCACCCCGGTGTCTATTCGTCTGACAGTGCTTGAAACGAAACTGGAAAGCATCGCGGACGTTATGAAGGACATCCGCGATGATCTTCGTGCGAACCGCACCGACCGCAACGCGCGCCCGGCGGTAGGCCCGCGCTAACGCTGATTCATGTGCAGCAGCGAAGCGGCCGGCCCGACTGATGGCCGGTCATCCACACACTGGCCGAGCGCGGTGGCGTCCAGGATGATGGCAGCGCCCGCGATGACGTGCCCGAGGTGGTGCACGCCGGACTTCATGTCATACGTCTCGCCGTCGCGCAGGGCCATGATATGGCGCTCCAGTGCGTCGAGGTAGGTCATGAAGCTGATGGCCGGGCCGGTGCGCCAGTTGTAAGGACCGTACTTGTCCGCCCCGTCCGTGGCTGCCAGCGCCCCGTGGATCATCCCGGCGGCCGGTAGCAGCCCGAGACGGACCTTGCCCTGTGCAGCGGCATCCTTGGGGTTCAGGACGCGCGGCGCTTCGCCACCCATTGCCTCGGGGCCAACGTCGCCCGGCGGGTTGTACTTGGCGCCGTGGACGCCTTCCCCAAAGCGGACGGCACCGGTATAGAAATCCCGCTGTCCTTCCACCGGGCGAATCTGCGCCTGTTGGTCCGCCCGTGCTTTGAGGATGGCTTCCGGGATAGGCTTGCCGGTTCGCTTATTGATCGCATCTCGCATTCGGTATCTCCATTATTCAGTTGCGAACCATTCGCAACTAGAGCGTGGTGCCGTCCGGCTTGGCGAAGTAGTCCATATCCCACCTGTGATGTTTCATCAGGGCGGCATGAATTTCGCGGTCGCCGAGTAGGGATTCAATCGAGTGGTCGGTTCGCACGCGGCTGGCGTTCTTCCGCTGGCCATCGAACGTGTCGGCCGGCAGCCTGAGACGGTTTGTCAAATCGGCGTGGATTTGCCACTCGCCGAACTTGTAGATTTCAAGGCCGTGCTCGCCCACGCCGCTGATCAAATAATCATACTGGCTTTTGCGGTTCTCGGGCACTTCGAATTCCACCGCTTGCTTTGGGTGGTACTCGCCCGGCTCGCGGTTGCCCCACGGGTGGCCGAAGACGACGTTGTTATTGAGGAACCATTCTTTGAACGGCACCTTCACACTCTCACGGAGCGCGGCGGCGCGCACGACGCCAAAGTGCGCGGTGGCTTCGCTGGCGCCGTAGTCTTTGAGGTAATCGTACATGCTCACCATGCGAATGAGCGGGTGCCGCACTACACCCACGCGCTGCCAACGCAGGTAGGGACGCGGGCAACCATACGCCTCCATGTGCCGGTACAGCATCATGGCGTCCGGGTGCGTGGCTTTGATGGCTCGATACAGGGAACCGCTACCGGTGCGCGGAATGAGAATAACGACCGTCTTTAGGCTCGGCAGAATAATCACGTTACCAATCTTCCTTCTTGGCGACCTCTAGTTTAAATCGTGCCCATTGGTCGACCTTGCCACCGTGGCTCACCGGCCGCAAATCAACCTGGACCACGTAGAACCCCGGATAGCGGCGCGACTCGGTGAGTCTCACACCAAGTTCTTCGGCTACTATCCGGGGCAATAGAAGGGTCATTTGCTCCAGCTCACCCATTCACCGCCCTTGGCGGCCATCGTGTCGAGGTAGACTTGCCACTGCGCGGTGATACCGTACTTGGGATGGCAGAACCACAGCGCTTGCGACGGGCGGCTTGGCGGTACGCGCAGCATCACCCGTGCATATTCATCATAGCCCTTCAGCGCGCCGTTGACAATCACGTTCGTGGCTTCGCCCCTTGGAATGTACGTGTGATAGTGACCCATGATGAGTGTATCGAAATCTCGCCCGGCGTGCGCAGCGCTTCGGCCCACTTTGATCGCTCCACGGGCGATTGGCCCAAGCGCTCCAATAATTCCATCACCGCCCTTAACGCCAAGTGAGTCTCCGTGGGTGAGACAGAATTTATGGCCAAGGACAGTGAAATGTGCGTCTGATTCGCCGGGGATAGCGAACTGTATCCGCTTGTCTCCGGCAAAGTGACGTTCAAGTTGGCAGTATAGATTCCACTCATAGCTTTCATAGACCTTGTTTTTGGCGCGTGGTTTGAGTGTCGTGCGGCCGTGGTTCCCGACCACGCACGGGACGAATACACGCCCGAACTTGTCGGCCATGGCTGTAAGCGCCATGATAAGTTGTTCTTGGACTTCAAGCAAAGAGGTTTGCACAGGGCCATCGTTCGTCTCGCGTAGTTCTTCGTGGATGCCGCCGGAAATCATGTCACCGCCGAGGCACACGATGATGCCGGGGTATTTCGGGTTGACCATGTGATGGAAGCACAGATCAATCGTGGCGTCGACCAGCCGCGAGATACGAGACTTGGCAATCTTGCGGTCGAACTCATTGGCGCCGCCGGTCTGATCGCTGAATACACGTTCGCCATAGTGCCAGTCGGACCACATAGCCATGGGCACGCCCGGCGACTTGGCAGACTTCGGCGGCTTGGCAATCCACTCGGGCGCATCCGGCGTTGCATCGGACAGGCCATAGATGGTACGGCGGACTTCGCTCGCGGTGATATTGTCGCGCTCGATAGATTGAAGCTCGCGCTGTGCGGTGAGCGCCTTGGTCTTCCACCGTTCCGTCTCATTGGTCGGCTTGGAAAGGGCGGTGAGCCCCATACGCTTGGCCACCGTCAAGGTGTGGTCCATGGTCGACCGCGTGATGCCGAGCACCTTTACCGCCGCGCGCACGCTTCCGGTGTCATTGAGTACCTTCAACCGGTCGATGATTTCAGCTTCCGACAACGGAGACGCTTTATTCGACATGCTACCAACCTCCACCAATCAACTCTAACAGGTCTTCTAGGGTGAGAACGGCGACCCACGGCCGGCCGTTCTTCTTGTGCATCACCACCGGGGTTTTGCCGGCGGGCGCATCGCGCGTTGCTTGGTCAAGCCACGTGTAAATGTTGCCAGCCTCGACGCGCTTGCATTCGATGTGCATAGGCAGATCATCGCACACCACGTCGGGACTGTCACCCCCGCCCTTGAATTGCTGGCCGCGCCGGGCTTCGAACCCGTGGGCGCGCAGAAACGCGGCAAGCTCCAGCTCGCCGCGCTTACCTTTGTTACGACTGTGAACCATCAGCCAAACTTGCCTTGCAGTTTCGCGCCGCTGATTATCCGGTGGCACATCTGCGCCCCGAACTCGGAACCGTTCAACTTGACCAGCCCCAATTCATCCCACGTCACGATATAGTGGTGGTCGCGCCTGAAGGTGTCAATCAATGTAAATTGCAGCCCTTCGTCCGGCCGCACGGTGAAATCCGGGCGGGCGCCGGCTGCCCGACACGCGCGCTCGAATGCCATGACGCAGTTTTGCAGCCAAGGGATGTCATTCATCGGTTGCCACCCGGTGCCCCTTGGGGCTATTCCAATCCGTGTCACGCGGCGCCGCCTTGCGAATTTCGACGACAAGCGCGTCAAACTTCTTGCTGGCTTCGTTGAAGGCGTTCAGCGCGCGGATGCGTTCGCTACGGGCCATGTCTTCCCGCTTGGTGGCGGTGTATAGTTCCGCCGCTAGTGATACGCAATCGGCCGATGCCATTACGAAGGCTTCGCCAAGCTTACCGAGTTTTTGGGTGTCACTCATTGTCCGACCAACCCCGTTTTGTGTTCTGCGCTGCACTCAGTGTTACGATTTCTTCGTAGAGCGCGTTGGCACTTTTTAGTTGTGCCTGTGCTTCCCGAAGTGCAAGCTGCGCTCGGTTTACCTTTTGGACGGCCATGCGTTCCGCGATTTCACCGCCCAAAACTTTCACCACTTGACGCGCCGGTATGTAGTGGTCGCCCGCGCGTATCTCAGAAGGCCCATAGTCCCCACGATTGACGGCTTTCCATGCCGCTTGCCGTGTGACCCCGACCCCCACGGCTATATCTCGAATTGAAAATGCGTTGTTCATTTCCTGTATTCCTCACCGGACCAACATTCAACCGCCACCGGGATGCGCATTGCCGCCACCCACGGATCTTGATCTAACATCAGCGCTTCGAACTCGTGTTCCATGCGCTTGCGGTCACCGTCTGGCATCTCGGCCACGATTTCATCGTAGACCTCCAACACAAGCGGCCACCGCGCCTTGTGTAGATTGTGCATACCCTTGCGGTGAATGTCAACTTCAATTCCCATCACCACGTTTTCGCACAGTGAGCCGCCGAACGGGAAGATGGTTTGCACGTGGCCGTACTTCACAGCCCGGTATTTAAATGCACGCTTCACCTCGGTTTCATCCCAAGGCACTTTACTCCATTCCGGCGTAGCGCCAAAGTAGTACAGCTTCCGGCCCGATGGCAAGCGGCACGTCAACCACACGTCTTCCATTTGATAGTGTATATTGAAGCCGTGGGTTTTGTGGTGCGCTTCGTAGGACTTGCCCGGATTGTGCACCGCGAGCGCGGCGGCATCCTCCAGCCCATACCACAGAAATGGCACCTTGGGCGCCCACTCTTTGCGGTAAGCCGATACCACAGTTTGGCAGAAGTCGAGCGGATCTTTCTTGGCGTACTTCAGTTTAAATTTCGGTGGCCCCATGCCGAAGCCAAGACCGAGCACCGAGAACTTTCCTATCTGCCGTTCGTAGGGGTCGCGCTTCTTGTCGATCTTCCGCTTGTAGATTGTCTCGGCCATATCAATGTACACGTCACGGCCGGCGGCCATCACCTCGGTCTTGTCGTGCTGGCCGGCGAGCGCGAGCACCACCCGCGCTTGGATACCGGCATAGTCCCCGGACACGAGGATCTTGCCGCGCTCGGCGACGATGCAGTGGCGCAGGCCCGAGACGACAGTTTTGACCGGCGGGCCGATTAGTTGCCCCACCAACTCGTGGTCACCCGTCTCGATAGCGGCGCGCGTCACCCACGGCTTGGGCGGCTCGCCGCCTACCTTCGTGGTGCCCCGAGGGAAGTTGTACGGCTGGAATAGCCGCCCCGCGCTGCGCCCCGGCACCGTGCCGTGCCACTGACAGGCCCCACGCGCCCGTTCGTCCTCTTGCATGACCGTGAGCATCCGCCCGAGCTTCTTGACGCTGGCGGACGCCACAAGGGACCGCAGCTCTAGGGCTTCATGCACGTTGTCGGGTAGCTCGCCATCGGCAAGGGCCGGCTCCACCGTCTCGGCGGACAGGTTCGGCAACGGGGCGCCGTTCTCGTGACACCACGTTCTGAGCTTGATTGCCTGTGTCGGCTTCAACCCGGTGATGGCCCGGAACCGGGCGAGTAGGTCCGGCGTGGCGCCATCGACGATGACTTGGCAGGCGCGGATATAGCTGGCGTCGAGGCGCAACCCGCGTTCGTTCATGTCCTGATTGATCAGCCACGACAAGCGGTCTTCTTTGGTGAGCCAACCGATGCGCTCGTGTAGCGCCCACTCCACCGCAATGTCCGTCTTGCAGTACGTGTAAATTCTCTCCCGCACCTCGGCGGTGAGCGGCACGCGTTGATTGCTCACTTGCTTAATGAGCTTCGAACCTTCGGCATCCTTTGGCGGTAGCCCGAGCACACGCAAGCACGTGTCCAGGTCCAACGGCAAACCCTTCTTGGCTGCCACCGCTTGGATATCGTGCCAACGGTTATTCGGGATGTCCGGGAACCCGAGCGGCACCATTTGATGACGCCAGATAGCTTTTTCGAAGCCGGCATTAAAGGCGATGAAAATAACGTCGGGGTCTTCGGCGAGCGCCATCAACTCGGATGTGTCGTCGCCCGGCACCCATAGCTCGGCTCGGTTGGCGCCGCGCAGGGCGTACCCGAGGCACAGAATGACGGTTGACCAGTCTTCGGCGTAGCGCCACGCTCCAGCCTCGGGAAGATCCACAAGGCTGTGTGTCTCAAAGTCGATTAGGACGTAGCGCCGCGTCACATCGCGCCCGGAAAGAATACACAGCGCACTTTCGACTTGCCGTCGCGCTGGATGATGCACGCATGAACTTTGCCGTCATCGTGGGCGGCGGGCACTTCGTGAATTTTCGTCTCGGCGTCCGTCCAGGCTTCGCCGTGCTTGGTGGTGACATGGAGGCGGTCACCGTCGCGCCGGGGCGTCACGTCGACCGGGGCGCAGTCCATGCTAAAACAGCACTCGACGGGATACCAGCTATGGGCTCGGGCGTGTGGGGCAAACATCGCGATGATGAGGCAGATGATTGCGTAAATGAACATGGAGACGAACAGAATAGCAACGCGCGGCATGTGTTCTCTCGGGAAAAGGGGGCGCCCCGCCCAAGGGGTTAAGCGGGGCGCCAGTCTAGGGAGGAATGTCCGAACGCATCGAACAAACCAACCCTATCAGTAACCTTCGTCTTCGTCAATCCCGTCCGTGGGATCTTCGGCGCTGATCTTGCCGACGTACTTGCTGAACACCTCTTTGCCCGAGGCGCCACCGCCGGCACCGCCGCGCTTCGTGCCCTTGCCTGTCGTCAACACCTTGTCGAGATAGCAGCACACGCCTTCGTTGCCGCCATCGAACGCCGAGATATTGACTTGGAAAAAGCATTCAACGCCGTTGTAGAATTTGCCCTTGGCCTTGGCCTTCTTGGCGTCGTCGTCATAGGTGACGATATCGCCATTCTCGATGCCAAGAAGCTCGGGCGGGTAGTCTTCGCCGGTTGACGCGACGACTAGCACCATGCCCTTTGCCCAATCGAGGAACGCACCGGAACCCGGCTTGTTCTTCTCGGCTTTGCGCTGGGCAACCTCAACTTTGGTCCAGGGCCACTTCAGCGGCGGATCATCTTCGCCCCGTTCGCCGAACTTTTCCTTGGCCAGCTTCTTTGCCGTGCGCACGATGGCCTTGAAGTCATCGCTTGCAGGGTCCATCACGAAGGTGGCGCGGAACTTCGGCGCACCCTCTTTGCCGCCGGCTTTCGGCTTGAACGCCTTGGCCTTAAACAGATCGTGACGGATCAGCGGGAATGCCGCTGTGCTCGCATATCTCTCTTGCTCGTTCGCCATGTCTCTATCTCTCTACACTCTGTTGCTCTAACCGAGATACGCCGCCTGAACATGCATCCAGTCGTAATCCCGTTCACGACCGAGGGAAGTCCATCCCTCGGCTTCCCAACACTGCCACCACTTCTCATAATCAGCATGAGCAAAGGCGGCGCGTGTGTGGTCCCATCGCAGTTGATTCCGGTTCGCGTCGAAGTCCAGCGCGATACCCCAACTGTGCATTGAGTAGGAACGCCCGCCGCGCATGGCGCGCACGTTCAGGCTTCCGAAGAAACGATTTAAATGCAGCCGGTCGATTTCCGCTTCGCCGTAGGCTGCCAGCACGGCCTTAAATACAGCGTCCGCCGATTCCACAACAAGTTCGTGGAGCGATATGGATTTGATGACTTGGCGCGAATCGTAGAGATAGAAAGCATAGGGCGGCGTGTACCGAACTTGATTTTGCCCAACTGCGCCGTAAAAGTTCGGAACCTGCGCCTGTGTCGGCCAATCGGAACCATCATCACCACTCGTCGTCTGTACCATTGACTACACCCTTCCACACTTCTTTGCCGCTTTGGCGGGTGACGGTGGCGCGGCGGTCTTCGTCGCTCGCGACCGTCTGTCCCGTCTTCGGCGTGTACGCCCATTTCTTGACCAGTGCCACGGCTTCCGGCCCGAGCTTTTCCATTTGCGCAGGCGTGCGCAAGGCCGGCTCGGTATATGCCTTCTTGCCGAACGCCTTGACCAGCACGTCGGTTGCACCGTCACGGTAAACCCGGTCGGCGCGCTTGTCTACCAGCTTCAGGCCGGGCACCTTCTTACCGTTATTTAAACGCGACAACGCTTCCGTCTCGATAGCGTTGATAAAGATCCGGGCCGGCCCCGTCGCGCGGTACGCAAGGCCAAGCATGGTGTCGGACAGCTCGCGCACCGAGGTTGGCGGCGTCTGGCTGGCGTACTGGAATATACCTTGCAGCGCTGGGCACACGAACCGCGCCGGACAGAAGCGGCAATGTTCGCCGGGGTCCAACGTGTGGTCGCGCTCGGTGCGTTTCATCATCGGAATGAGAACGCCGTGTCCCCACTCGTGGATTTCCTCGGCGGTGTGGGTGACCACGCGCACCGGGCCGTTGGGATGATCCTTGCGCGGCTGCACAATGCCAATCTCGACATAGCGCACGCCGTCGAATAGGTCCGGGGTCTGTAGCATCCCGAACGCGTAATACTTCAACTGTGCATTGTCTTCCACTTCGACCGTCAGCCCGGCGCCGAACTTCAAGTCCCGCAGCTTCAGGCTGTATTCGCTTAGAGCGGCAAAGTCCATCGTGCCAAACAAATCGGCATGTAGATTGGAGGTGATGCGGTGTTCAATCCACGTTTCAGCGCCAACAGATATGCGCCGGCATTCATTGATGTACGTTTGCACGTGGTCAGCCATGTCATAATCGAGGACATGGTTATGGAAGGTCCGTCCAACGTGTTCCCATGCATCCGATACAGTGCGGAGACATTCAGCGGCAACTTCATGGGCGGCGGTTCCTTCAGCGGCGAATTCGGACTCGTCGTCGCCGCCCTTTCCCAAGGCAGCGGTCAAAGCGACCGAACCGGGGCACGCCATCCATCGGGACGCACCACTGGCACCGAGCTTGCTGTGCACCGGTTCGGTCATCTCGTCACCACGCTGCGCGCTTCTTGGCGGCGGGCTTCTTGGCGGGCGCGCGGACGGGCGCCGCAACCTTCTTGGCCTTCTTGCGCTTCGCGTAGGGTGCATCACCGCGCACAACCCGAGCGCCGCCGGGGAACGCCCGGTAAAGCGTCTGTGGGTGGAGCTTCAGCACCTTGGCGATTGCCGGAATCTCATTGCCGGCTTTCATCAGTCCAATAGCCTTGGTGCGCTTCTCGGCGGTGAACTTCACCGAACCGGGGCGCACCGGCTTCTTTACTTTCTTGGCCATGCGTGTAAATCCTACTTAGAATGAAAGCCGTAGTCGGTGGGCAACGTCGTAGCTCACCCTTCCGCCGTGCGCTTAAGTCCGCACGGGACCGGACACCTAGAAAGGCGCGGGATCAATACCCGTCTTCGTCGTCGCCCTTCTTGATCTTTTTCAGCGCGGCAAGGAATGCTTCGCGCTTCGCCGGGGCGATGCCCGCCGCTTGGCCGGTCTTCGAATGCTCGCCAATGAGCTTCTTGATATCGGCCTTCTTGCCGGTGGCCTTGGCGTGCGCGCTGATCTTGGCAATCAGCACTTCGTCGCTCACGGACGGTTCGGCTTCCGCTTCCTCGGCTTCGTCTTCCGGCAACACGCCGTCTTCGTCCGCTTCCTCGGGCTCGGCCTTGGCAGCCTTCGGGCGGCCGGGCTTCTTGGCAGGTTTGGCGGGCGCTTCCTCGGCTTCCGGTGCAGCGGTGGCCTTGGACCCCTTCACGGAGCCGGCGGACAGTCCGAGCATTTCGTGCGCCTTGGTCTTCGCCTGTCGGCTGGCCAAGTCAAGAAGCTCGGCGTATTTGTCTTCGTCGCCGGCCGTGAATGTCAGTTCAACTTCGGCTTTCATATTCTCGAAGTCGCCGGTTTTGACCGTGCGCGAGAACACGACGCGGCCACCTGTAATCGAACCCATGTGAATTTTCCTGTGCCTGTTGCAGTTGTGGTAGCCGTAGCGCCGGCCGATGTGATTGTCAAGTCTGTCCGCCGAGGTGGTGCCCCGGAAGGGTTCGTCTAGAATAACCCCACTTCTCCGGGTTCCCTGCTACTCTCACCCCGGCCAGGATGTTCTTTGCAGGCCCGTGCGTCGGCCAACCTAGCCGCCGGACAGTATCGGCTTTCACCAATCATCAATGTTATGCACGGCGTCTAGCGCCTTGTCAATTACCTTTCCTTTGCGTAGGAAGGTCGCACAAATACGCTCGGCAAATGAACCCCGCGCCACGCATATGTCCGCCTGCACTTGGTGCTTCTGGCCGCCACGGTCAAGGCGGTCGATGGCTTGCTGATTGTCGCCGGGCGTCCATGATGCCTCGGAAATGACTACGTGATTGCACACGTCTTGCAGGCCATCGGTGCCCACGCCAGCCGCGAGCATGTTCCCGAGGAACACCCGCTTAGCCGGATTGCGCCGGAACTCATTTACACGCTCGCGCTTGGCAGTTGCGCCGGCAACGCGTCCGTCCAGGCGCACCACGCCGTATTGCTCTAGCTTGGCTTCGATGATGGACAGCGCGGATATGTGCCAGCCCATCACGACTATCTTTTCTTCGCCGCCTTCTAGCAGCATCTTGACGTACTCGGCCACGCCCGGTGCCAGCGCTTCGCCCATCATCCGCCGGATAATAGACACTTGGCCATCAATGGCCATGTTGGCGCCTTCCATTTCCTCGGGGTCTATGTCGGCGAGCTTTTCAGCCTTCAGCGCGGCGCGAATGGCGGCCGTCTCGTCAATGTAGATTAGATCGTATATCGGATATTTAAGCTGTGTCATGACTTCGCGCTTCATATGGCGTGTCATGAAATTACCACGGAGCCGGTTCTGTAGCTCGGCCGTGCGCCCCGAGCGTTCGTCGATGCGCTTCTTGCCCGATGCGGTGTCAATCATCATGGACGGGTTGAACCGAGCCGAAAAGGAATCTTCGGACATCCAGTCAATGGAATCGTGGCACAGCCCGCGCGCCAAGGTGTAGGCTTCGCGCGGCCGGTTCGGCAACGGCGTGCCGGTGAGCGCCAACGTGGCTTCGCAGCTACGGATCAGCGGCGGGAACTCGCGATCTTCGCCACCACCGAATACAGCCCGCGTGCGGCGCGCGTGGATTGTTTTCAGGTAATGGGCTTCGTCCAGAATGAGCAAGTCAAAGTCCAGCTCGGCCAGCACCGAGGCAATCGCGGGGTTGGCCGCAAGCTCATACGAAACGATAATCCAATTGGCATATGGATTGACGCCATTGCGCGAATTCATCACGGTGTGGATCTTGATCGGCCACGGCAGCGTCGACCACTCATAAATCTTCTCGGCCCATTGGAGCCGGACGTTCGCCGGGACAATGCATAGAACGCGCTGGGCTTGAATCTCATTGGCGAACGCGATGGCTTGCGGCGTCTTGCCAAGGCCGGGTTGGTCCGCGATAAGGCAGCCGTGCGGCGCGTGCGTCAATGCATAGTCGAGTGACGCGACCTGGAAAGGCCACAGCTCTTTGTCGGCCGGCACGTCAATTTTGCGCGTGCTCGTCGGCGCTCGCGATGCTTCGATGACGGTATTCAGCGCCGATAGGTTCGCCTTGGCACGCTCGGTGCCTTGGTCAAAGAATGTCACCGCCGCGCACGGCTCATTCGTGAACAGCACGGCATCACTCGCGGTGGAAGCCGTCAACGATAAATCGAAGCCGTGCTCGCGCATAAGTTTTTGCACGAGTCCGCTTTGACTTCGCGGCACTCGCGCAAAATATCTGTCGGTGTGTGGGTTGTAATCGAGGATCACTTTTTGTGCAGTGGATAAACATTGCCATCCGCCTCGATAGGCGGCACGCTCGGCGAGCCGTTGGCAATCCACGTATCAAGACACGCGCACAATGTCAAGGCTTGCTCGGGGCTTTCACATGCGTTAGAGTCCAACACCATGTCGACGATGTAAGCCCGGCGCCGCTGCGCGATATCGGGCCAAAGATCGAAGCCGTACATGTCTTCGTTTGTCGCGGGGTCTTCTGCCATGGCTTGACTCTCCGTCCCGGTTGGCCAATAGTTGTGCCCCTAATCCTTAGCATATCGAGTGCCCGGTGCAAAGATCAGTGCTTCACAAGGCAGCGCGTAACTATGCGCGCCAAGGAATCCCGGTTTTCCCATGTCAACCAATGACAAAGGTGCCATTAAGCGGTACGCGGGGCTTCCATGAAGCCACCACCGACATAGCACAAATCGACGAATGGTGGGATGAAAACCCCGATGCGAACATCGGATTTACACCGCACTCCATGGGGTGGGGCATCATCGACCTCGACGGCGAAGCCGGCAAAGACGAGTGGTTTAAATTAGGGTTGAGCCACGACACGCCCGACACCAAGATTGTCACAACGCCCCGTGGCGGCGAGCACCTTTATTTCATCGGCGAACTGCCAACTACGCAATGGGCGCCCGAGCGCAAGCGCTGTGTTGGCGAGCACATCGACACGCGCGGCAAGGGTTCATATGCATTGTTGCCGCCGAGCGTGACGGAACATGGCACGTACACACTGGCCAATGAATTGGAGCCGGTGCCGGTCCCCGAATGGATCACCAAGAAGCTCGCCGATGCCGCGCCCGTCAAGCGCTCGGCCGGCGCCGCGCTGGACTTGCCAATCAACATCAAACGCGTTCGCCACCTCTTGCAAATGTACGTGAAACGTGGTCATATTGCTGTGGCTGGCGAAGGCGGCCAAAATTTAACATACAACGTAGCGTGTGAGGTGTTAGATGCGGGACTCTCTCCAGACGCGGCTATTGAGGCTTTGGCGGAAGCGTGGAATGAAAAATGTGATCCACCATGGCAAAGAGACGAATTGCAAACTATCGTCGCAAATGCGGCCCGTTATCAACAGAATGAACCCGGAGCTAAAGCCCATCAGCCCGGCCAAACCGTTTTCGCGGACGTAGCTCTAAAGCTACCGCTGGACATCATCTTCCGGCGAGCGTCGGAAATCGAACCGCTCGCCGTCGAATGGCTGTGGCACCACCGCATACCCCTTGGCATGTGCTCACTGATCGCCGGTCACGGGGACGTGGGCAAGACTACGGTGCTCCTAGACCTCGCGGCACGCGTCACGGCGGGCCAACCTTGGCCGGACACGGCGAAAACGGCCGGCCCGGCTAGTGTCCTCTACCTGTCGGGCGAAGACAGCCCCGAGCACGTCCTAGTGCCTCGGTTCATGGCCGCCGGTGGCAAGCGGGACAAGCTGATCATAGTGGACGGCGTTCGGGACGAAGAAACCGGCCGGCGCACGTTCAACCTCAAAGACGACTTGGAACGGCTCGGGTTGCTTATGCGGCGCCTCGGGGACGTGCGCATGGTCATCCTGGACCCCATCAGCTCGTACTTTGGCAGCACCGACACGTGGCGCAACACCGAGGTGCGCGGCGTACTTGAACCAGCGGTGCGCTGGGCGGCCGAACATCGGATTGCGCTCATAGGCAACACCCATCTATCGAAGGGCCGTGGCGGCACCGCAAACGCCCGCCTACTCGATAGCGTGGCCATCAGCGCGCTGGCGCGGTCCATCTACATGGTCGGCGAAGACCCCGAGGAAGCCAAAGCGCGGATCTTCGTGCGGTCGAAGGGCAACATCGGGCCACCCATCGACGGGCTGCGCTTCCGGTTCTCTACCAAGTTCGTCAAGGAAGGGCTTGTGGCGCCGTTCGCCGAGTGGACCGATGACTCGGTCAAGATCACCGCCAACGAACTCGTGAGCGCATCGGACGGGGCCAAGAAGCAATCGGCGGGCGACCGCGACCGGGAAGACGCGGCGCGCTTCCTCACCGAGACGTTGGAGGATGGCCCACAGCCGGCGAATAAGGTGATGGCCGCCGCGCTCGCCGAGGGTTTCAAGGAACCTGTGTTGGCGAAAGCGCGGCGGGAACTCGGGTTGCGCGTGTCGACCGAGAATGGCGTTACAATGTTCGCGCTTCCCGTGGCAACCGAGTCATGGTGAGCGCCACCGCTTGCGGTCGGTGGGGCGGTCGGTCAATACCCGCTTCTTGCCGTAGTAGCCGGGCGGGAAGGGGTCAAAGGGCTTGCGCGGTTTGGCCGGTGCATACATCCGCAGCACCGGCCTGTCCATATCCACCCGGCTCGGGCGTTCCCGGCGGGGTTTGAATCCCCGGTCACGCTCGCGGCACCGTGCCCGCACATTGGCACAGTGGAAAGCGAATACGGCTTCAGCTTCGTTCAATGGAGATACTTCCGGCTTGACGCGTGGATGCCGGCCGGGCGCTGATGCTCGGCGACTTCGCCGTGGCGCCAAGCAAGTTCCCACCGCTGGACGGCGAGATAGTTGGCGGCGGCAAGGATGCGTGCCTTTTCCTTGGCCTTGCTACGGGCCGAGACGCCCGGTTGGCGGTTGCGCGGGGCCTGAGCCCGTACCGAGTGGTAGCCGTGCGCTGGGTGGTGCCCACGGGCGCCCTTGGGCCGTAGCGCCTCGGTCATAATCTGGACCATTGGCGGCAGCCCGCGCAGATCGTTCAACACCTGCGCCGAGACTGGCACCAGGATCTTTTCAGTGTTTCGTTGCAGCATCGGTTTCCCCTTGTTCGCCCACGACTGTGGAGCTTGTCGCGGTCATGTCCTGCTGAATCCAATTTCGCAGGCAATCGAACATAGCGATCCGGTCGGCGTCTGTCAATTTCAAATGGTCCGCGAGTCCACGGAAGTTCTCGGTGATTTCATTGACGTGGCCGATGGGTGTCGCCAAGAAGGGCTTGCCCGGCCGCGCCTGATAGTCGGCGACACAGTAGCCGCGATTGAGCCCGAGCTTATTGCCCGTGGCTTCGTCCAGAATAACCATGCCCGTTTCGAGACTGAAGCGCGGCGGGTTAGCCGGGATGCGGCCAATGATGCGGATGACCATACAACCAAGGCGCGTCTGGTTTCCCTTCGTCGCCTTGATCGCTTTGGCCGCCCAACTTTCCCGAGCACGTTCTACATGCTCGGGAACAATCAGGCTGTGGGTGATGATCGCAGGCTTGGCGGGTTTCTTGCTCATCAGATGATTGTATAAGTGAAGTTGAAGTTGAACACAAGCGCGGGCGTGCCTTGCGACGAGAAATTGATTTCCGCCCGATTGTTCGCGGCATCGCCCTGCACAATGCCCGCATGGACCACCGTACCATTGACGGCCGCACAGACGCCGGATAGCTCGGTAGCCGCCGCCAAGTTGGACGCAATCGGCAGTGTCATGCCGAGCACCGTTAGCGTGCCAGCGGCGGCCGTGGGGTCAATCGTGACCGTGCCGGAAACGTGCACCACGCGGCCAATGTAGCTGAAGCGGCAAATTGCAGCCGTCGACGACGCGACGTTGGCGCCGTTGGTGAGCGTCGGCGTGTACGTGCCGGACCCGTTTTGCTGTGGGCCGATGACTACCCACGTACCACCGATGCCGATAAGCTCCACCGCTTCGCCGGCCTTGGTGGTGTAGTTCTCGCCGGCCGGACAATTGATATTGCCCGTTCCGTGCACAAGCACGTTGACACCCTGGAATTGCAGGATGATGCGCCGGCCATCGGCGTGGGCGCGCAACCCGACGTAAGCCGTGGCCGCGAAGCCCGCACCACCGCCGCCGGTCGCGGATACCGCGAATGTGGTTTCGCCGTATGCGCCGTTGCCGAAGTTCGTCATGCGCGGGCAAGCGGCGAGCCCCGAAGGCGTGTAAAGCAACGTACCCGCCGCGCCGGCACCGGATGCCGCCGCCGAGAAATTCAGCGTCGGGTTGGAGGTGTAGCCCGCGCCGGGGTTGGTGACATCGACGAACGCAACGCGACCTTCAAAATCAACTTGGTTCTGGGTGAGCATCAGCGAAATGCCAACGCCCGAGCCGGTTACGATGATGGTGTCTTGCGTCGGCGGTATGATCATGCTTGTGGCCGCTGCGGCCAAGCCGGTGGAGTCTGAGAAATCCAACGGCCCGCATGAGCAACCGGTTAGCGGGAATTGATGCGACTGGATGTTGAACGCCTGCGGATACGTCGACACGTTTTTGACGCGGATATTCTTGCCACGTCCGCGCAGCCCACCGGCAACCACAAGCCCTTGCTTGCCGCCGAGGCAGTCAATTATGAAGTCCTCTATGTGTAAATCGTCGCCTTCGCGTATTTTTCGAAGAATGCATTGATATCGTTGTCGCCGAGGAAAGCGTGCTTGAAAAATGCCGCCTTGCCACCGCCGCCGTTCAGGCCGATGCCATTCGTACCTGTCACGACAATGCCGGAAATGACTCCCTCGCTGAAGTAGCCGGCATCAACGCCAAAGGCGCCGTTGTCTTTGGCACGCACGTTTGTGACAGACGAATAGCGCATGTTCAACAGGGCGCCCGTGTCGGCGTTGCGATGCGCTTGGATATTCGACGCCACAATGCCGTCGCCCTGGATGCACACGCCCGCGCCGGCACCATCAATGCCCGTCGCGCCGTCAATGGTCAAATCGGCCGTGGTGTACGACACAATGTCAATGTCACCATTGGCGCCGAGCAAGCGCCCTTCGATCACCACGTTGCCGATGCTGCAACCCGTGCCGAGTGCGTCTTTAACGTAGCCATCGGTGACGGTGTTGACTTGCGTGGGCGCCGCCGAATTCTGAAGGTGGAAGCCGTATTTGCAGCGGCGCCCGCGCGGCCGAACGAAAGCGAACGATTTGATCTTGTTCCCGAGCACGCCATCGGAATCGCAGTCGATGCCGCGCACGTCCTCAAAGTAGGAACGTGTGCCGGTGGGTGAGTCGTTGGTGTCGGTGACGATGAAGCCGCCGCCGTAGCCGCCCGCGCCATCATCCTTGCCGCGATAGCAATGCACGCTTCGGATATTGTAGTTGCCGCCATTGAGCACGACGACGTTACATGCGTTTAAATTGTTCAGGCGGTCGCCGTCGACCATGAAATTTTCCCAAACGTAGCCGCTGGCGCCGTTGGCGAAAAGGACATAGTTCAAGACCGAGGCAAGCGGGCGAACG